TTGACGTTGAGTTCCTGCCGGCGGTCTACGGCCCGACGCACGCCCTCGCCACGGTCAGCAAGTTGCCGACCGCCGGCGATGTCGTGACCTACGTGGGTGCCGCTTCTGGCCAGTACGCTCAGAACCTTGTGTACCACAAGGACGCGATCACGTTTGCCACCGCCGACCTCTTGCTCCCGCAGGGTGTTGACATGGCCTCGCGTCAGGTCCACAACGGCATCTCCATGCGCGTTGTCCGTCAGTACGACATCAACAACGACCGTATGCCCTGCCGTATCGACGTGCTGTATGGCTACTCGGTGATCCGTCCGCAGATGGCCTGCCGCATCTGGGGCTAACTCTTAACCTTATTCACGGAGTAACTAAACATGGCACTTCCTAACGGTACTAGTGGTTATCAGGTTGGCGCTGGCAATGCTGCCGAGCCGATTCTGTTTGTGCAGGGCGCGCCTACGGCCCTGACGGCAGCCGCGACGGCGACCCCGGCGCAGCTTGCGAACGGTCTTTTCACCTTCAACGGCACGGCGGGCGACCTTACGCTGCCGACGGTTGCTGACCTTGAAGCCTACGTGTCGTCGGCCCAGCGGGCTGACGCTGCGTTTGACTTTTTTGTTATCAACATTGACGCGACCACGGACGATGTGACCGTCGCCACGGCGACGGGCTGGTCGCTTGTTGGTAACATGAAGGTTGACGAGGCTACGTCGGGTCACTTTCGCGCGCGCAAGACCGGCGCGGGCACGTGGACCTGCTACCGCATCTCGTAATGGCGACGCCCCCTACGGGTCAAACCGTAGGGGGCACTCTTTAAGAGGACTTATTTATGCCGAATACTAAGGCAGTTGGTGTTGCCTTCTCTGACCCCGAGCTTGACGGTGCCGTCATTGGCACCTCTGGTGGTACGGTCGGCTTTTACGGCACGACCCCGGTAGCTAAGGGCGCAGCGCTTACGACGCAATCGACGACGATTACGTTTACGGCGCCGAGCCCGGCTGACTTCGCAATCCAAGACTTGACGCAGACGACCCCGTTTGGCTTCGTTACGAAGAACGAAGGCAACACGGTGCTATCTGTTATCAAGAACCTTCAGGATCGCGTGGGCCAGCTTGAGGCTCGTTTGCAGGCTTACGGACTGTTGCCGTAACTATGAACATATATCTTCGCCACCCGGTTCACGGGCTAAAAGTCGCCATCTCCGATATGGAGGCGGCTATGGACTACGAGCACGGTTGGGAGGAGTATGATCCTTTGGAACCGGCGGCGCGGCAGGAAGAACCTGTTGCGTCGCCGGAACCTGTCGCGGCCAATAACGAGTTAAGGGCACGGCGTAAGAGGAAAGAGTAAGCCATGGCAACCGCAGGCGATCAAATTAACGGAGCTTTGCGTCTGCTCGGTATCTTGGCTGAAGGCGAAACGCCTTCGGCTGCGATGGCCCAAGACGCCCTGTCGGCGTTTGACCAAATGGTCGATAGCTGGAACACCGAGCGTCTCGCCGTGTTTTGTACGCAAGACCAAACGTATTTTTGGCCCGCTGGCGAGCGTATTCAGACGCTCGGCCCGACGGGTGACTTTGTGTACGTCATCGGCACTCAAAGCGAAGTGCCCATCATTACGCAGAATGACGACTACCTGTCGCTGGAGGACGGCAATCCTGTCCCCGAGCAGCAGCGTCCAATTCTGCTTGACGACTCGACCTTTTTCCGCGATCCGACAACCAATGTGTCGTACGGCATCAAGTTTATCAACCAGTTGCAGTACAACAACATCGCGGTCAAAACGGTGCAGAGCACCTATCCGCAGGTGATGTTTGTAAACAACACGTTCCCAGATATATCTTTGTCGGTCTATCCAGTGCCTAATCGGACGCTGGAGTTTCACTTCATTTCGGTGCAGCGGCTGTTAGACCCGGCTGCGCTTGACACCCAAATCCTGATGCCGCCTGGTTACTTGCGGGCGTTCCGCTACAACTTGGCGCTGGAATTGGCACCGGAGTTTGGCGTTGAGCCTGCGCCCGAAGTGCGCCGCGTGGCGATGTACAGCAAGCGCAATCTCAAGCGTATCAACAACCCGCATGACTTGATGGCTATGCCGTACAGCCTGATGGCGCGGCGTAATCGCTACAACATCTACGCCGGGAACTTTTAATGAAGACGCCGATTCTCGGATCGTCTTACGTTGCACGCAGCGTAAACGCCGCCGACGCTCGGCTGGTCAATTTGTACCCCGAGGTCATACCCGAAGCGGGCAAAGAGCCGGCGTATCTTCAGCGTTGCCCCGGTATGCGACGGTTTATGGAGGTAGGCAGCGGGCCTATTCGCGGGCTGTACCCGCTTAACGGGTCGCTGTTCGTCGCGTCTGGCCAAGAGTTTTATAAGGTCGATGAGAACCTAAACATCACCAAACTCGGCGATATTACGGGTAACGGCGCGGTGTCCATGGCCGATAACGGCACGCAGATATTTGTAGCATGTAACCCGAACGGGTATATCTACAACAACAACACCAACGTATTCCAGCAGATTACCGACCCAGACTTCCCCGGCGCAGTCACGGTAGGCTACTTGGACGGCTATTTCGTGTTCAACGAGCCAAATAGCCAGCGTATTTGGGTGACGGCGCTGCTGGACGGTTTGTCGGTTGACCCGCTTGATTTCGCGTCGGCGGAAGGCTCACCGGACGGGCTGGTGTCTATTATTGTCGATCACCGTGAGGCGTGGCTGTTTGGCACCAACTCCGTTGAAGTCTGGTACAACTCGGGCGATCCTGACTTCCCGCTGACGCGCATCCAAGGCGCGTACAACGAAATCGGCTGCATCGCGCCGTACTCGGTTGCCAAGCTTGATAACAGCGTATTCTGGCTTGGTGCTGATGCGCGTGGTCAGGGTGTCGTGTACCGCGCACAAGGCTATCAAGGCGTGCGCGTCTCAACCCATGCGGTTGAGTTCGCCATCCAAAACTACACGGATATGTCCGACGCTGTGGCGTACACGTACCAGCAGGACGGCCACGCCTTTTACGTGCTGATTTTCCCCACGGCCAACACCACATGGGTGTATGACGCTGCGACGGGCGCGTGGCATGAACGCGCCGCGTTTGAAAAAGGCGAGTTCCGCCGGCATCGGTCAAACTGCCATGCTCGGTTTAAGGGCAAGCCAATCCTCGGCGACTTTGAGGATGGCCGGCTCTATGAGTTTGACTTGCGGTATTTCCGCGACGATACGCAGCTACAGAAATGGCTGCGTACGTGGCGCGCGCTGCCGACCGGCGCAAACAATTTGACTCGTACCATCCACCACCAGTTGCAGCTTGACTGTCAGACGGGTGTGGGCGGCTTGTACGATGACCCAGGCTTTCTTGAGCAACAAGCGCCGGGGTACATCTTGCAGCAAGACCTCGGCAACATCGTTGTCGAAGGTGAGCCCAACAATAGTGTTGTTAACCCGCAAGTCATGTTGCGCTGGTCAGACGACGGCGGCCATACGTGGAGCAACGAGCGGTGGGAATCGCTTGGCCCCATCGGCGCGACGCAAACCCGCGTAATTTGGCGTCGGCTTGGCGCAACACTCAAGTCGCGCGATCGCGTATACGAAGTATCTGCCGCCGATCCAATGGTGACGGCGATTATGGGCGCTGAACTTAGGATAGCGGGAACCAGTGCCTAACATCACTAACATCCCGGCGCCTCGCGTACCGTTCATTGACGAGCGGACGGGCCTCATTTCGCGCGAATGGTTTAGGTTTCTCAACAACCAATTCACGCTGACAGGCAGCGGCACAACGCAGATCACGACGGCGGACCTTGAGCTGACCCCGGCGTTGGCGGCTACGGTAGAAGATGCCGTGCCGGTGCTGGAGTCGGAGATACAGGCGCTTAAACTGATGCCCCGGTATCCCGAACCGAATGTGGTAAATTTTGGGTCGTTTTTCTCAACGCAGACGCAAGCAGCGACGACGATTAACACGGCCACAGCTATCACGTACAACAACGCCGACACGGCGTATGGCGTCTACCGTGATACAGCGGACAACAGCAAAATCAAAGTCTCGCGGCCCGCCATCTACAACGTGCAGTTTTCCATTCAGGTGGACAAGACTTCGGGCGGCACGGGTAAGTTTTATATTTGGCCGGCTATCAACGGCACGGCTGTCGCTAACTCGGCCTCGTTAATTCAGATTCAAGGCAACAACGCCGAAATCTTCTCGGCTGCAAACTATTTCTTGCCGCTATCCAACGGCGACTATTTTCAGCTATATTTTTCCGTTGACGATCTTAGCGTGCAGTTGCAGCATTTTGCGGCGGCTTCCCCGGTGCCAGCAATTCCATCCATCATATTGACCGTTATGCAGGTGTACGTATGAGCGTATTTCTTTCTCCATTTGCCGGTGTCGGGGCGCAGTTTTTCGACAATAACGGCAACATCCTGTCGGGCGGCAAGCTCTACACGTATGCAGCGGGTACGACTACGCCGCAGGCGACGTATACGAGTTCATCCGGCGCGACGCCAAACACGAACCCGATTGTCCTTAACGCGGCAGGCCGCACAGCGCAGCCGATTTGGCTGTCGCAGGGCGTGTCGTACAAGTTTGTCCTTCAAACCTCCGCAAACGTCACGATCGGCACGTATGACGACGTGTCGGGCGTCAACGACTTCAGCGTGCAGGGTATTGAATGGGCCGACATCGCCGGTACGCCGGACACGCTGTCGGGCTACGGCATCACGGACGCTTACACCAAAGTAGCCTCCGACGCCAAGTTTGCGCCGATTAACAACCCGACGTTTACGGGCAACGTTTTAATTCCCGATAACGCGCCGTCCAACACCAACTACCCAGCGGGCTACCGCGACGCGCCGCAGAACAGTAAAACGACCAATTACACGCTGATTGCTTCTGATGCGGGCAAGTCCATCCTTATGAACGGCAGCAGCGTCACGCTGACGATCCCGGCCAACGCGTCGGTTCCGTTCCCGGTCGGCACGGTATTTGTCGTAATCAACGTCAACGCGTCGGCGCTGTCGATTGCAATTACGTCGGACACGCTGACGCTCGTAAACAGCACGACGACCGGCACGCGGACATTAGCCCAGAACGGTGTAGCGACTTGTATTAAGATCGGCGCGACCTCTTGGCTGATTAGCGGAGCGGGCTTGACCTAATGAGCGGCGCAGTCCTCGCAGGCTTTGTCATAGGCACGACCGGCGGCGCTGGTGCGGGCGTCTATGACGCCACGGACCCTGGTTCTGGATCGGTGACGATCCCAACAGGCGCGACTGGCGTGACCATTGAAGTCTGGGGCGCAGGCGGTGGCGGTGGCTATGGCTATCTAGGCTTTATTGCCCCCGGCGAACCTGAAGTGTTCCCCGGCGGTGGTGGTGGTGGTGGGGGCTATAGCAAGACTGTTTTGGTGCTTGGCGTAGGTGACGCGCTTAAAACCATCAATTACATTGTGGGCGCGGGTGGTGCGGGCGGTACAGCCTTCTCGACCTTTGGCAACCCCGGTACGTTTTCCAACGTATCTAGCGGCACGTATACGATTACGACCATGACCGCTAACGGCGGCAATGGGGGTAACTCCGGCCAGTTTGCCGAGCAAGGCGCTGGCGGCACGGCGTCCGGTGGTAATACGACCAACACGACCGGCAACGGCGGCGCGTTCTTTACCCAAGCTGGCGCAGCCGGAATTGCTGGCGACGGTTCGTTAACGGCTGGCGCAGGCGGCAACGGCGGTGAGTTCTTCGACGGTGACGCAGGCTCTAATGGCCGCGTCCGCATGGTCTTTACGTTCTAAGGTGACACATGGCAGTTAACGTACGAGTTTTGATTCCAGCCAAGATTGCCGAGGCATCCCAAACCACGCAGTACACGGCGACGAACGTGTCCACGATCATTGACAAGTTTACGGCCACGAACTACGACACGACGGCCCGGACTATCTCGGTCAATCTGGTCACGCAGTTTGATAACGCGGGCAACCAGAACCTAATCATTAAAAGCAAGACCCTGCTGCCCTCAGAAACGTACACGTTTCCGGAGATTGTGGGCCATGTGCTTGCCCCCGGCGGGTCAATCTCAACGATCGCTTCGGCAGCGTCGGCGATCAACATCCGCGCCTCGGGGCGGGAGATTTCGTGATCGTCCGTAACGCCATCGCTGAGGACTTGCCGCGCTACCTGCCACTCGCGCAGGCGTTCCATGCGGCGTCCCCCATGCACGGCGTTATTCCGTTTGACGTGGATGGTTATTCAGACTTTTACTTACGAGCCATACACGACCCGTCGGTAGGCGTCTGGTTGGCCGAAGACGATGGCAAAATTATTGGCATCGCGGGCGCATTGTTCTACCCTATGTACTTCAGCCCGACCAATATGGTAGTGCAGGAGTTGTGGTGGTGGCTGACCCCCGAAGCGCGGGGCAAAGGAGCCGGCCAAGCCATGTACGATACGATCGAATCGTGGGCAATCGCAAAAAACGCAGCAGCACTTTTTATGATTGCCCTTGAAGATGACCGCGCAGGCAAGATGGCTAGCCTGTATGCACGAAAAGGGTTTCGTCCTATGGAACGCACGTATATGAGAGAGGTGGCGTAATGGCCATTGGAACCGCAGCAGCAATCCTTGGCAGCGCCGTTATCGGCGGTGCCGTCGCGTCGCGGGGGGCCAGCAAGGCCGCCAGCGCGCAGCAGCAGGCCGCCGATCAAGCGGCGCAGTTGCAGCGCGAGACGTTTGAACGGCAGGTAGAGCTTCAGGAGCCGTTCCGTCAATCGGGCATGGCCGCACAGAACGAGCTGATGCGCATGTTAGGCATTGGCGGCGAGCCCGGCACACCCGGCTACGGATCAATCGGCGCGCCGTTTACGGCGGCGCAAATGGAAGCCGATCCCGGCTATGCGTTCCGTCTGGCCGAAGGTGAGAAGGCGCTGGAGCGTATGCAGTCGGCGCGGGGCCAATACCTTGGCGGCGGCGCTATCCGCGCTGGTGTGCGGTATGGGCAAGATATGGGCTCGCAAGAGTACATGAA